TATGACATAATTTAACTCGTTACTATTGTTACAGAACCAATTGATCCATTCATTATTAAATTTCCTGAACCTCCACCATTACCATTACCAACAGGATTAAAGGCGAACATTCTTCTACTTGCGGCTAAGTTAGAATCTGGTCTTGCAAATGGTAGTGCCTGTGCATCTTGGAATGTATATCTTCCTTGAAAATTCTGAGCCGCATCTTTATCCCAAACATCTCTTCCAACTAAAAAACCTGTAGGACTTCCTCCTACAAATTCCCTTCTTAAATCTTTTAACCTATACCTAAATCCTGTTCTGTCACAAAATCCAAAAGCATATTTCCCATTAGCATACTTAACCATTTACTGACCATAACTATAACTATACGGAACAAATTGAACAGTTGCCTTAACTCTGTCTTCTTCAGAAGCTAATTTAAATTGTTCTTCATAGTATTCCTTTAGTAATACTACTCTTTCTTGTGATTCAGGTCTTTTAATAGCAATATGCAATGCTAAACCTGCAACTAAAGCAGGAAGAAAACGAGAAGGAACATCAGCATCTAAACTTGCTACATCACCTACATCTTGAATTCTTCTTAAATAATAGTAAACGAATTTATAAGATTGTGTAGCGTCAGGAACTGGCCAGAGGTTAACCTCAGGTCTTTCCCTCTGTCTATTAATCCATACTTGTATAGGTCTTCCTGTAGTTAATTTATTTGGAATTCCTGAGTAAGTGGAGTTACTAATTCTTGTTATAGGTATATCTGATTGACCTGTAATACTACCTGAATCTGTTCTAATAAATTGCTCAATTAAATCTATAGCATCTGTTTCTATATTATATAAAGCAGTACCTGCAACAATATCTATTTCTTTTTTTGTGACTGTCCAAAGATTGATACCTCTGTTTTGCCATTCCAAACAAAGTAAATTTAGAGATCGCCTAGCAGTTTTAAGATCGTAACCTGTACGCATCTCTAGTCCTGCTCTTTCAAATGCTTCCTCGCAAATCTCCCCTATGTCTAAGTTAAATGTTGAAATTCCTGAAGTTGCCATTTGTTACCTTTTAAATTGTTCTACTTATCCTTTTTATCAGAATATTTCTCTAAAAGAAACATAAGAAAATCTTTTCCGTATTCTATATCAGAAAAACAATGAGTAAAACTAGTGCCTTCTGCAAAAGGATCAATCACTTGCATAATAGCTTGACCATTTCTTTGTTCATCCATACCAAGATTTCTTGCGTAATCATCAAAAAATTTATAACCACGAGCACGAGCTAACCAATGGATTTTTCCATCATATAATTCATGCTGTGCTAATGCCCAATTATGTTTGTGACCTGATATATATAAATCAGCATCACTTTGCCATTTAGCTTTTTTCATCTGAGCATGAAGTGGATTCCATTGCGAATGTCCTGGCATATCATGAGCTGTATAAATTTTACATTCCTTTCCATTAGGAAATTCAAGACATATTCTAGCATCCCAAGGTTCATATATTGTATGCTCTGACTTCATGTATGTAATAGGATCACCTGCTCCTGACCAAAGGTCATGATTCCCTCCTACTAGTAATAAAAAGTCTCCTGCCTTTACAAGCCATTCAACTAACTTCCAACTAGTTTCAGCAGAAGTGTCTTGATTTGCATACAAACGACCTAGACGACCCACCCAATTATTTTGTAAGTCACCTAAAGAACACCCTTTTATATTAGGATGAGAATTAATTATATCTAAGTCTCTTCTAAGAGTTACCCAATCACATCCATTATCATCAATATGAGGATCACCTAACCAAACTAATCCGATAGGTTCATTTTTTTGAATTTTAATTCTGTGCCATTTAGATTTTTCTTTTTTATTCTTAGCTCTAGTAAATCTTTTTGTAAGATGTTCGATATATTCTTCTATATCATCTTCAGCGTCAGGATTAATGCTTTCAAACTTTGGAGAAAAAACATCCTCTGAATTAGGAACTTTATGTTGAAAATCTTTATTCCAAAACTCATCTTCAGTAATATCCCATCTCTCTCTAGCCATAGTGCAATGAGAACGATAAGTAGTTAAAGCCGTACCTAAATCCATGGCGGCTTGTTTCTGTGTTCCTGATATAACGAATTGATCTAAAGCATTAATTAATACTTGGTCTTTGACTGCATGATTTCCCATAAGTCCTCCCTTTTAAATGTTACTTATAAAGAGGTTTTTCCTGACTGTAAGTCCGCCTTGAAGCACCTGCTTTTTTCATAGCCTTACCACCCTCACCATATTTCATAACTTCTCCACCTTTACGATAGGTCTGTCTCATTGGTAAGTTTGATTCTCTAGCATACTCATTTGCTGCTTTTATACCCTCATCATCGTAAGGGAATTTCATGTTTCCTACTATTGGCATATTAATTCCATTTGTTTCCTGCGGAAGGTTTAGTAGATGGTTTTCCAACTGCACCACCACTTGCCATTCCTTGTTTTAGTAAAGAAGAATGTAGACCTCTAAGATATTTACCCTTAGAAGTATTTTTCATAAAAGAAGGGTCTTTAGCTATTTCAGAAGATGATCTTCCTCTAGACCTCTTTCTTCCTTGTAAAGCACTCATTTTAGTTTTTGATTTGTTTCCATAATCAAACTTTTTAGTTGCAGATTTAGATGCATCAGATTGAGTAGGAGAAGATGGTTTACTTTTAACATTCTTTTTATTACGTTTTTTATTTTTCTCGATGTTTTCTTTTATTGTTCTTCTTTCTTTTACTGTTTTAGTTTGATTACTTTTTCCTGCTTTTTTTAATTTTCTATTTGCTAGAACAGTTTCATCAAACTCTTCAGGAGTTGTTCGACTTGCTCGTAACTCTTCATTTCTTTTTTTTCTGTCGGCTCTATCTTTTTTTCCTTTAGCCCTCATTTCTTTTTTAATTTCTTCTTGTGATTTAAGTGCCATAATAATTATCCGTAGAATTTCTTAAATGAAATAATAATAGTATAGGTGTCATTGCCTGCCGCACCAACTGTAGTGAACAATACGTCACCATCAGTGCCTGTTGTCGCTGAGTCTCTTAGTGAAGTAAACTCTTTGAAACATATTTCATCAGACCAATCTTCTTTAAGTTCAATAGCTAATTCATTAGAATTTGCCTTAAAGAGAATTTTAACACCCATACCTATATTAGAGTACCATATTTTTTCGATACCAACTCTAGTACATGCTTGACCTAATTGGTTGGCTTCTAGGGTTAAACCTGTACCACCACCATTTAAGTCTATTTTAACTGCATTAGTTTCGGCAGTAGCGTCAGGATTAGTAAAAACGCATACCGCTCTATTACTACCATCTTGGATTTTCCTTAATGTTGCAGCCATTTAATGCTCCTAGTTATTAGTTACTAAATACTTTGCTTTGTGCTTGAACGTATTCTACTACAAGAGTTCCTTCACCTGCACCAGCATTCGTACTTAAAAGTCTAATTCTTTTTTTGCTTGAACCAGTATTTAACCAATTATTTGTTCTAGCAGCATCTGCACCTGGTTCAATATTATCGGTGTTCAATCCTATTGTACCGCCAGCAACTGAAGTTGCAGTAGTTAAGGCTACTGCTGATACAATTGTACCATCATCAAAGCCAACGCCTGCTGTTGAAGCAGCACCATTCCAAGCTGTTGTTATAAATAATTTAATTGATAAAATTCTGCTGTAAGCAGGAATAATAATAGTTGTTGCAGGAGCTGTCGCTGTTTGCTTCACAGCGGCTGATTGTGCTGTTACTACAAAGCCTACGTCAGCTATATCGTTTTGTACTAATATTCCTGTTGTTGATTGTACAGGACCTGATTTAATAGGACCTGAAAAAGTTGTTCTACCCATGATATAATCTCCTTGTCGTTGGGTTGTCTAACCGAAGTTAGTCAAGTGATTCATTTAAGTGTTAAGGATACACAAAAAAAAGAGGAGAAGCAAGTGCTTCTCCTCTAAAATAAATATTCCCTAAGGAATACTTAGTTTTGATAGTCTAGAACCTATGAAGAACCAGGGCTTCCATAGATACCTAGAGGATCAGATACGCCATAGCTATATCTTTCTCTAGCACGATATCTCACATTACCTGTGTCGAAATCGCCATCCATTCCTGTTTCTAGTGGTGTTCTAACAAAGTGCTTCATGCCATTCGGAATATCCGTTAGCAGATAGAATGCATTTGTGTCAGTTAAATAGTGATTAACTGAATAACCATCAGGAATTACTCCTAGTGATTTAATTGCATTGATATCATTATCAGCAGTGTTAGGTCTTAGGTCTGTAGCTAAAATTCTTTGAGCTACGAACATTAGATTGGGTGGTACAATAAGTTTTCTTGCACGACCTGCAACTAATAGTCCTCTTTCATCAGTGTAACCAGAGATGTTAATGATCGCAGCTTCTAGGGAAGTTTCATTAAGGTCTGCTCCTGTAACAGGTCGATTACTATTGAATCCACCATTTACGAGAGGGTGACCACCACCGCCTGCTACGCCATCACCAACAGCAGTAAATAAATTTACGCCATCGCCTGACTGATAAGTATTTGTAAAACCATTGTTTAAAGGAAACGCTGCTTTTACTTGCTTAGTGTATGCCATTGCTCTAGCTAGTGCTTTAGTGTATCGGCTAGAAAGACTATCGTAAAGATTGTCTTCCATTGCTTCTTCAGTAATTGCAAAACCTAGTGCAACTGTCTCATGAGTGTATCTAGCAGTGAAAGATTCTTGAGCAGAATCATAAGTCATCGCTGCTCCTTCATTTTTCACAGGTGCTTGACCGAAACCTGAGAGTTTTACTTCTTCTTCAAAAGAACGATCAGAATTTTCAGTTTCATAAATTTCTTTATCTTCTGAATCGTATCCTTCGTATTCCAAACCAAACAAAGCGTTTAGACCTGGAAGTAGCTCTTTGAGCATTTGGGCTCTTGAAATCGCCATATCTTATTCTCCTATGTGCCTAAAGGCTTGTCGTATGCATGCATT